AGAAGAACACTCCGACCGAGGGCGTGCACTTCAAGAGCTTCGCTTCCAACGTCTCGAAGAGCAAGCAGACAGAGACGCTGAGCGTCCTTGCCGACAAGGGGATGCTCCCGTATCTCGAGAGCCACCCGCTCGAGCAGCTGCAGCTCAATCGTTCGGTGGGGCGTGGCACCTCGGGCTACTACAGCGCCTCGAGGAAGAGCCTCGCCGTAGGGGCGGCTCGCAAAGAGTCGACGTTCGGGCAGGCCTTCGAGGCCGGCAAGTCGTGGTCGATTTCCAGTGCGGCAACGACGGCGCTGGAAGCCTCGCAACGCACGCTGATCCACGAGGTCGCCCACCACATCCACCTCGGGACGACCCAAAGCGGCAAGGACATGGACGTTGGCTTCGCGATCGCCGACGCCTGGCAAGACGCAAAGAAGAACCCCGTCACGCTCTACGGCGCGACTAACCACCAGGAATACTTCGCGGAATCGTTCGCCGCCTACAAGTACCACCGGGCGGCGCTTCGCGAGCACGACCCCGTGGGGTTTACAATGGTGGAAAAGGTCCTAGCTTTACGGGGCATTGCCCTATGAGCCAAGCGACCGCCTTTGACGATAGCAAGCCGCCCGATTGGGCGCGGCTGCAGGAGCTCGCCGCCGAGGCGCAGCAGCTCGTCGACGATGACAAGTGGTCGAAGGACGAATTCGAGCGTCTCTGGACCGCGGGCAAGAAGGCCGTTCATGGGCATCTCGATTTTCTCGAGTGCCTCACGCTGCACGCCGATCCCGATTGGCTCTGACGACATAGCGCGCTGAACAAGCGCGGTTCGCGTGGTGCCCGAGATGGGTGCTCGCGGGAAAGACGCACCCGATGCCCGAACCTCTCGGCCAGCCGTCGAGCGCCTACGAGCAGCACTTTCGCAAGTGGCTCGACGCGCACAAGGGAGAAGGCCAGCGGCAGTTCTCCGCCGTCGTGAATGGCGCGGAGCTCGAGCTCTCGATCCTCGACACCATCGGCTACGACTGGTGGACCGGCGGCGGCGTCACGGCCAAGTGGGTGAAGTCGAAGATCGACGCGAACCCGGACGTGACGCTCGTCCGCGTGCTGATCGACAGCCCCGGCGGCTCCGTGTTCGACGGCGTCGCGATCCACAACATCCTCAAGCGCAGCAAGGCCACGGTCGAGATCGAGGTCATCGGCGAGGCGAGCTCCGCCGCGTCCGTCATCGCGATGGCGGGCAACACCATCAAGATGCACGAGGGTACATCGATGATGATTCATCGCGCGTCCTGCATGTGCGGCGGGTTCGCCGACGACATGCGCACGGCTGCCGATGCGCTCGACGTCATCACCGGCGGCATCATCGACGTGTACGAGAGCCGGACCGGGCGCGCGCGCGGAGACATCGAAGCCATGGTCAAGAAAGAGACCTGGATGTCGGCCCGCGATGCCGTCAAGCAGGGCTTCGCCGACGAGGTCGTGAAGGCCGGCAACCAGACCGCGACTACGCCGCCCGTCAAGGGCAAGGCGAAGAACGAGACCGACGGCGTGATCCACAACCTCAACATCGAAGTCGACTTGAGCGAGCTCGAAGGCGTGGCCGAGCGCATCGAGTCCGCGATCAGCGCTGGGCTCGTGAACGCGCAGGAGCGCGGCATCGCGGCAAGCGCCACGTCGACCGCCACAACGCCCGAACCGATCGCGCCTGACGAGGCGCCAGAACCGACCAACGCGCCACCGGCGCACGAAGAGGAAACCACCATGAGCGAAGTGACCACGATGATCCGTGCAGTGCTCGGCCTCGGCGCCGGAACCCCCGACTCCGACGTCACCGCCGCGGTGACTCGGCTGCGCGATCTCGAGCGCAAGGCGGTCTCGGTCACGGGTGCGAAGTCCACCGAAGAGGCGCACGGCGCCCTCGACGCGCTGAAGGCGAAGGCCGACGAGTGCGACACCATGAAGCCCGAGCTCGAGAAGATCCGCAACGACCGCGATCGCCAGAACTTCGAGACTCTGATCGCGAAGGGGCAGAGCAACCCGGTCAAGCTGACGCCCGCCACGGCGAAGCTCTACCGCGAGCAGTTCGAAGCGGCCGTCGCCGAAGGCAACGGGGCCCGCGAGGTCGAGCGCCTGCAGGGCTTTCTCAGCATTGCGCCGACCATCGCCGCGCTCTCGACGTCCACGATCACGGCGCGCGCGCCGGTGGGCGGCGACGCTCCTCCCACGTTCGACGGCAAGGCCTACGAGCAGCTCGCGTTCTCCGCGAAGGCTGCTCTCAAGACCCAGCAGCCGGAGCTCTTTGCTCTCATGAAGCAAGACTGGGAGCGCCGCGGCAAGCCTGCCACCAAAGCTGCCTAACGTTTCGATCCGTCACCTCGGTGTGGTGAGCACGCCCGCGCCGTCCCCGTAGCGAACAAGCAATCTTCAATCACTGCGCCTGCAGCGTCCGGAGACGCGTGCGGGAGCGCACACGTGTGTCCCGCACCGAGAAGGAACAACGACAATGACCATCACTACCGTTAGCGATGTCTTCCAGCCCGAGATTCTCACCGAGGCCGTGCAAGGCGTCTTCGGTCAGAAGACCGCCTTCATGGGTTCGAGGCTCGCTGGCCTCGGCGCCGTGGTGGTCGAAGGCAGCATGCCGGAAGGTGGCCCGAACGCCATCGGCGTCACCGTCAAGGTGCCGTACTTCGGCGTCATCGGCGAGTTCGCCAATAACCCGGACGGCTCGGCCGTCACGCCCGGCAAGATCCAACAGACCAGCGAATCCGCCACCGTCACGCGCGACTCGCTCGCGTTCGAGGTGTCGCGCTGGGCACAGGGCAACGCAGCCGTCGACCCGAACGTCGGCGATCCCTACGAGGAATGCGCCCGCCAGATCATGGTCGCTGCCGAGCGCGCCATGGACAAGCGAATCATCACCTCCGCGGCCGCGACGGGCGTCTACCTGAAGGACGTCTACAGCTCCACGGCCCCGGTGACGATCAGCTGGGACCTCGTCGTCGACGCCAAGGCCGAGGGCTGGGGCGACGAGAACGAGGACGTGGTCGCGATGCTGTGCCACTCGCAGACCCACAAGGACATGCTGAAGCTGAAGGACGGAGCGGGCCGACCGCTCCTCATCGAGTCGCAGATCGAAGGCGGACCCGTCGATCGGTTCTGCGGTCTGCCGGTCGTCATCAGCGATCGCGTCCCGCTGACCGGTTCCACGATGGGCGCCGTGGTGTCGAGCGGTACCACGCCGCCTGTCGCCACCCTCACGGGCACGCCGCTTGGTGCCTGGAAGCTCGTCATCGACTGCATGCTCTCGCATGCCTCCGACACGCTCATCCGGTTCTCGACCGACAACGGCAATACCTGGAGCGCCAACATCGCGGCGACCGACTCCGGCACCCCGGTGGCGCTCACCGACACGGCGGTCGATTCGCTCGTCGGCGTCAACGGCGCGACCGGTATCTCGGTGGCGTTCGCGGCCGGCACCTTCAACGCCGACAACCTCTGGACCTCGACGGCGTCGCTCAAGACGACCTCGATGCTGCTCAAGCGTCGGGCGCTCGCGTTCTGGTACAACAAGAACGCGCTCGGCATGAAGACCGACCAGAACATCACGGCCGACACCAACATCGCCGCGATGCATCTCTACGGCGCCGCGCACCGATACCGCCGCGTCGCCGGCGGGACCAAGCCGGGCGTCGTGCAGCTCACGCACAACGTGAGCGGGTACTGAGCATGAAGGCCCCCGATCAGAGCGTCGTCGACGCGAACTTCGCGGCCAAGATGGAGGCACGAAGGAACAAGACAGCCCCCGTCATGGTCACGGCACCGACCTTGCCGGCCGAGAATCCGAACGACCCCAGCGCGGTCGACACCCGCTACCGGGCGAAGCTCGCCGCGCACAAGAAGGCGCTCGAGGCGCCGGCCATCGCAACCGCGCCCGCCCCCGCGCCTTCGGTCGAGACTCAGGCGGAGGCGACTGCACCGGCGGCCACCGCAGCCGAGTCCGGCGAGCCTCCGAAAGAGAAGTCGGAAAGCTCGTTCTCGCAGCAGCACAAGCGCCGCTGACAGCGTGTCAACCCACGCGACGCAGCGCCGCTTCTGTCTGATGAAGCGGATCGCGGCGAGCCAGCGCGGCGATCACGAGATCGCGGCGGTCTGGCAGGCGAAGCAGGAAGGGGAGCCCGGCGGTGTCGTGCTCCCCAGTTCCTTCCCGTCGTACGCCGCCATCACACCGGTCGGGTACGTCGCTCAAGGCGACCTCGACGGAGCCGACACCGACGAGCTCTACCTGACCGTCGGCCTTTCTCAACGCGAAGCCGAGGCCGTGCTGGCCGCTTTCGCCAAGCTGTGAAGGAACACGACCATGGGATTCCACGACACCGACGGCCTTTACCATACGTTCCGAGAAGAGCTCCTGTTCTCGGTCAACGACTTCCGTGAGGTCGACGCAAACAGCGACGTCGGAGCCATCGCCGCAAACGGTGGCCTGTTGGCAAGCGACACGACCCCGATCCTCGAGGGCAATGCCGCAGAGACGCTGCAGATCAACTGGGCGGCAAGCAACTCCGACATCATCGCTACGCAGAGGTCGCTCCCGAGCAGGTTCAACGGGAAGAACGACGTGCTGGTCGAGCTTTGGGTTGCGAGCGGCACCACCGATCCTGCGACCTTCACGGTCGAGACCGGGTGGGACGGCGGAGCGCTTGTAAGCGACTCGGCCTCCGACGCGACCACGAAGAGCGCCACCGTGCACAAGATCACGGCCACGATCGCCGCGGCCGACATCCCGGACAACGCCTCCTACGTCACGCTCATCCTGACGCCGGGGGCGCACACGACGAACGCCGTCCTGCTACAGGCCGTGCGGCTCAGCTACCTCCCGAAGAAGACCTCGTAAGGCATGCCGCGCCCGCTCGCGCTCACGCTGCAGGCGCTCGGCGCCGTCACGTCGAGCGGGCAAAGCGCCACGTTCGATCTGCTCAATCCGACGTTCGCCGAGGACGGCCTCAAAAGGCGGCTCGCCGAGCTCATGATCGAGGTGACGGCTGTAGCCGGTACGGCACCGAAGCTCAACGTGACGGTGCAGACCGCGCCCAACACGTCGAGCTTCCAGGACGTGCTCGCCTTCCAAGAGTTCGAAGCGATCGGCTACCAACGGCTCAAGTTCGCGACGCTCGAGCGGTACGTTCGCATCAGCTACACCATCGCCGGGACGCTCCCCTCGGTCACGTTCAAGGTGTCGGGCGACGCGCACGTCATCTACGCGGACACGGAAGACTTCTTCCGCTGGGGCCTTCCCAGTGCCGCGGTGCCGAATCCTACGGACCCGGTCGATCTCGTCGCCGCCAGTTTGCTCGGCGCGTCGTCGACCGCCAACGCCAAGATCCCCCGCGCCTACACGCTCCCGCTGCAGGACCCCTATCCGGAGTCGCTCCGGCTCCACGTGAGCAAGCTCGCCGCTTGGAGCTTTCTCACCCAGCGCGGCTTCGACCCCGACTCGCCGGCCGACAAGGAAGTGAAGCTCGCCGGCGAGGAAGCGGAAGAGTGGTTCGACATGCTCGGCGGCGGCGTCGAGCCCGATTGGATCGACTCGACCCCCGACGTCTACGACGCCGGCGCAGGAGTCGCGAGCGGACCGCGCCGATACTGGGGATGCTGAATGGCGAAGTCGGGACTCACGGGAGACTTCTCGAAGCTCGACGCGCTCGCGCGTAAGCTCGACTCCGCGCCGAAGGTGCTCACGATCGCGTCGAAGAACATGGCGCAAGAGGCGCTCGCGCTCGTCGCTGAAGGGTTCGACCAAGAGAAGGACCCGTACGGCGAAGGTTGGGAACCGCTCAAGGATCCGACGCGCGGCGCTTCGCTTCGAACGCAGAAGCGGCAAGCTCGGCAGCTCGAACGAAAACGCGCACGGCAACGCCAGCTCGTGCTCAATGCCGGCGGCCGCGCCGTCGTGGCCCGGCAGATCAAGAGCCACAAGATCCTCCAAGACACCGGCCGAGCTCGCAAGAGCTGGCACAAGGTTCGCGCAGACGCGGACGGTTTCAAGATCGCACCCGCGGTCGATTACCTCGGCTTCCACCAGAACCCGAAGGCCGAAGGGCGCGTGGCTCGCAAGATGGTCCCGGACCCCGGCAACCTACCGATGAAATGGCGCGTTCGTTTGACGGGCGTCGGCCGCGAGGCGCTGCGGGCGCACTTCCGTGGATAAAGTCGACAGGCTCGTCGAGGACATCCGGACAGAGCTCAACCGTCTCACGTCGGGCGCATGGCCCGAGTCGCGTTGGGCCTACGGCAAGCTCAAGAAGGACGAGCACGCGAAGCTACCGCGCATCGAGTGGGAGGAAGCCGGCGGCGCCATCGCGCTCGGCAAGCTCGTCGGCGGCAACACCGGCAACATCGCGGCCGATGCCGAGCAGTTCGTCGTCACGATCTGGAACAGCTCGCGCGAGACCTGCCGCAACACCCTGCACAACCTCATCATCGCGGCGCGCAACGAGGCCTTCGGGCCGAACGTCAAGTGGGGCGCGTACGACTGGGACGAGCCCGCGCATCTCAACAGCGGACGCAAGCTGAAGATAGCGGTCACGTTCACGGTCCCGGTCGACACCGAGGCGCACCCGGAAGCGACCATCGAAACGCAGGACCACGAGATTAAGGTCGGTACCGAAGTCATCTGCTGACCGAACCGTCACCCCGCTGAGCAAGCGGGCGCCGAGAGGACATCAACGATGCCGAAAGCACCGCGGGCGGACACGCTCGCCGAAGAAGCCATCACGTCCTCGGACGTCGGCACCTTGAGCGACGTAGGGCTCGCGGTGTCGAAGCCGTCCGTCGACGCCACCACTGCGCCCGTGGCGACGGAGACCGAACCGGTTGCTGTGCCGCCGCGGACGCACTTCACGCCAGACGAACTCGCGAAGGCGACCGGCAACGCCGAGCAGGTCAAGGCCGACGTGCGCTTCGGCGGAGGCCGCCCCGATAAGGAACTCCGCTACAGCTGGCAGCACGCCGCTGCCGCGCAGCTGCACGGCTGGGCCGCGCACGAGCACCACGCGGGCGCGCCGATCGCCCTCACGCGCGAAGACTACGAGGCCGCGCTGAAAGCCGCGACCGAGACCGTCACGCGTCTCGTGAACAAGGATGGCTCGCCCGGCGAAGCGCTCGACGCGCACGGCTGCGCGCGCCTGAACGGCGCGAAGCCGACCGTCAGCCGATACGAGCCTCACCCGGCCGCACTTTCAACGCACGCCCCGAAGGAGGCCTAACCGCCATGTACCCGCCCGGCCAACAGCTGACCGTTCGCGACGGCGGCATCGGTCTCAGTTCCACCGCCGCCGCGCTCCCGCTCGTCGTGGGCGTCACGGCAGGTGGCTCCGTCGACACCCTCTACCAGTACACGGATCCCAACCAGCTACGTGATCTGCACCTCGGCGGCCCCGCCGTCGAGATGGCGGTACCGGTCATCAACGCTGCTGGCGGCTGCTACCTGCTGAAGACGAGCTCGAGCACGGCCGCGTCGAACGGCACGGTGACGAAGACCACGGTGAGCACCAGCACCGGGACCATCACGGTGGCGGGGTCGGCTCGGCTCCCGTTCGAGGTCATCATCCGCATCAAGGCGACGGGTGCGCTTGGCGTCGGCAAGTTCGATTACTCGCTCGACGACGGCTACACCTTCTCCGAAGAGCTCACGATCCCGTCGGGCGGCACGTACGCGATCCCGAACTCGGGCCCGCTGACGCTCACGTTCGTGCCGGGCGGCGGCCCCATCATCTTCGAGGTGGGGGACAAGCACGAGTTCGACTGCGTCGCCGCGCACTACACGACGACCAACATCGCGAGCGCCATCACGGCGTTCCTCTCGCAGATCGGCGCCGGGTACGTGCACCGCGTCTTCTTCGCCGGCAAGAACTCGAGCGCCGCCAACGGCGCCACGATGGCGGCCGCGATCGCGACCCACATGAGCACGCTGCAGACGAACGGGTACTACGCCCGCGCGCTCATGGACGGCGGCAACGACACGGCCGCCAACATCAAGACGTCGTTCGCCTCCTTCGCCGACTCGCGCGTTGGAATCTGCTTCGGCGACGCCGACGTCGTCAGCATGGCGAGCTTCGCCGGGTGGGGCGTGCCGAAGCAGCCGTCGGTCACCGTACTAGCAGAGCGCGCTGCTGGGGCCGACCTCTCGGAGAACCTCGGTCGCAAGGAGTCCGGCACGCTTCGAGGTGTCCGGGCCATCAGCCACGACGAGAGCGTCACCACGCTCTTCAGTGAGGCTGACAAGATCAACACGCTCCGCTCGTTCCGCGGCGAGTCCGGCTTCTTCTCGACGAACGGCTACCTCAAGAGCCCCGCGGGCTCCGACTTCCTCTACTGGGACTGGGGCTGCACGATCGACGTGATGTGCCGAACCGTGTTCTCGGCGCAGCGCACGTGGCTGCTGAAGAAGCTCCGGTCGCTCACCGACGGCACAGGCAAGATCGATCCGCGGGACGGCTCGCGCATCAACGCCTTCGTGCGTCGCCAGCTGAAGACGGCGCTTCTCGACCCGACGAACATCGAGGGTTACCGGGGCCACGTCTCCGGCCTCTCATACAAGGTCGACGAGACGACGAACTTCCTCTCCTCGCGCGAAGTCTACAGCAACGGCTTCGCTGTCCCGCTGGTCCCCATCGAGGGCTTCAGAACCCAAGTCGGGTTCGCAAGGAGCGTGTCGTAATGGCCTCCGCTATCGTCAACGAAGTTCCGTACGACTTCTATTCGATGGAGGTCGAGATCGCGACTGCCGAGGAAAGCATCGGCATCGTGAAGGGCGTCGAGGAGATCGAGTACACGACCACGTTCAACCGGGAGAAGCTGCGCGGCGGATCGCGCAAGCCCCTCATCCGCACGGACGGTGACGTGGACTACGAGGCGTCGATCACGTGGCTGAAGAGCTGGTTCGACTTCATCTGCGACAAGTCGCGCGAGCTCAAGATGCCGCTTGCCGATCTCGAGTTCCTCGTGAACTTCAGCTACGCGCACAAGGGCGAGGTGCTCCACACCGACACCCTCATCGGCGTGAAGTTCGGCGAGATCGGCAACTCGCATTCGCGCTCGCCAGACGGGCTGCAGGTGACGACGCCGCTCGACGTGATGGACATCTTTTACGACGGCGTGAACGTCTTCGGCGAATCGCTCGCCGCTGACGAATAAGCAGCGCAGCGACGCGGGACCCGCCTGGCCGGTGCCCGCAGAAGGGCATCGACATGACGGAAGAGAAGAAGGACGGGCAAGAGAACGCGAGCGCGAGCGGCGTTACGGGCGAGTCGGACTTGAGCGAGGAGAATAAGCAGATCCTCGCCGACATGCGCGCCCAGCACGGCAAGAAGATCGCGTTCTGGTACGACGAGGACTTCGGACTCGTCGTCATCGCGAAGCCGCGCGGCACCATCGGCGAGGCCAACTACAATCGGCTCGTCGGCGAGCTGCATGATCCGGACGTCGACAAGGCCGTCGCGCTGAAGACCTACGCACTCTCGTGCGTCGTCTACCCTTCGCGCGACGAGGCGAAGAAGATCTTCCAGGACAACGGTCCCTTTGCTTTGCTGGTCGCGGGTCGTGCACAACGGCTCGGAGGCGCCCAGGTCAAAGAACTGGGAAAAGCCTAAAGGAAGCGCGTGGCGATCTCCGCAAGGGGGCCCACGCGCTTCTTGCATTTCGAGGCATCGATATCGTCGAGGCCAGCGACGCGGCCTTCGTCGGCGCGATGATGGAAGCGGAATATCAGGCCGCGATGATCTCGTGGATGCAGGCGTGGGGCGACTGGTGCAAGGCGTGGGCGAAGATGCACCAGAAGCGTCGCCGTCGTTGAAAGGAGGACCGCATGGGTGAAGACGACGCTGCCTTCACGATGCGGCTACTCGACGAACTGACCGCGCCAGGTCGCGACATGGGCGCAATTCTGGCTGCGCTGAAAGACGCTCTTGGTGGCGCCGGCAAGGCGGCCGAGGGCGCGGGCGACGCCATCGGGGCGGCCGGCAAGGACGTCGACGCGACGACCGAGGCAATGAAGAAGCTCGACGCGGCCATGGCCCACCAGAGCTGGGTCAAGATGAAGCGCGGCCAGGTCGAGAGTAGCAAGCTCGCTGCGGAGAGCAGTAAGCTCAACGACGAGTTCAAGAAGATGGACGACGCCATGGCTCACCAAAAGTGGGTCGGGCTGAAGCGTGCGGAGGCGCAATCCCAGAAGGCGGCGTTCGCAGCAAAGCAGCACGCCGATGGGCTCGAGCGCGTGGCCAAGCTGGGGCCCCCTCTCGACGGTCTCGCAAAAGGCGCCGTCGCGGGACTCGGCATTGCGGCCGCCGGGGCTGCCGTAGCGGTCGGCGCTGCCGTCGGCGTCGTCACGGTCAAGATCGGGTTGGCTGCGATCGACGCGGCGAGCTTTGCCGAAAAGTCCAAGCTCGCCCTTACGCAACTCACAGGCAGCGCCGTCACGGCCGCGAACGAGTTCGACAACGTCCGGCACATGTCGGCCGCGCTCGGGCTCAACGTCGACGACGCGCAAAAGAGTTTCCAGAAGCTGCTCGCCGCGCAGTTCTCCATTGGGCAGTCGAAAGACTTTCTCAAGATGGGGGCAGACCTTCAGGCCATCGGCACGACGGCCGACGGCGTGCAGAGCGCGCTGCAGGCGATGACGAAGATCAAGAACACCGGCAAGCTCGGTGGCGAATCGCTGCAACAGCTCCAAGAGGCGGGCCTGTCCGGCAAGCTCATCTCGGATGCGCTCGAGCACGCGACCGGCAAGGACGCCGCGACCGTGCAGAAGCTCATCAGCGGCGGGAAGATCGACGCCGAGACCGGCATCCAAGCAATCATCGAAGCCGTCAAGCACAAGGTCGGCGAGCACGAGCTCGGCGAGGCCGGCGCGCGCTTTGCCGACAGCACGATGGTCGGATTCACGGCGAAGCTGCAAGGCGGCTTCCGCAATGCGATGGTGGACATCGGCACGGCGATCCAGCCGGGGCTCACGCGCATCCTCGAACTCGCGTCCGGCACGATCGGGCGGTTGAGCAAGAGCGGCAAACTCGACCAACTCTCCGACACGTTCATCGCGGCTTTCACGCGGGTCACGGACTTCATCGAAGGCAACTGGCCCACCATCGAGAAGGTCATCTTCGGCACGATCGACTTCCTCATCAAGGGCGTGTGGCTCGCCGTCGATGCGGTCGGGTTCCTCATCGACAACTGGTCGACCATCA